GCACTTAAGTTATTACCCCCATAAATGTTAAACGCATTTAAGGTTCTTGTGTTTGTAGCATCACTCATCGTCAATACAGAGTTCTCCTGTGCTACATAGTTTAGGTATGGATATGTTGTCCCCGAAAAACGAGGATTGGCTTTAAGGAATGTTCTTACAATTTCCATCACCTCAACGATCGCTTTACCATAAGAGTTAGGACGAACCTTTAATCTTGCTGTTGGTTGAGGACTACCGGAAAAGTTTATACTATCAGGTCTAAAATAGATATCTACGATAAACTTGAAGTTTTGTAGGGTATATCCTGTTGATGAAATTGTATAGATATGTTCTCCATTACTCGGGGTAATTGTTAGAGGTGATTGATCTATGTTTATTATTACACTCATATTATTCTGGTTGTTGAATTATTTTAATAAGGAACTCTTGAAGATCCATACCAAGTTGTGAAGCAGGCCCATCAGGTTTATTAAACTCTTTAATGAATACATCAAAACTATCATCATAGAAGTTTGTAGGTTGAATACCGAACTTCTTTATTGATTTAGATATTGCGAATGCAACACCCTTTATATTAAACTTCTTATATCTTCCTCTTGTATCCCTATTCATTCCCTTCTTTCTCATCCAATCCATCAAAGGTTTTAGTGGAACATATTTACCTGGCTGTCTTCCGTCATTTACATACTTCCAATATTCTAACATATTGACCTTCATTTTATTTGATTCAGGATCAAATGAAACGTTAATGGAGTTGTATAAGTTCCCCGTCTTAATCTTCATATTCCTTTTACCTGATGATGGTTTTTGACCGAAGTATCCAGGAGCATAGGAATAAGGTTTTGCGAGGTTATCCTTTAAGGCTTTTTGGAACATAGCAGCAAGATCTTCCATAGCCGCATCAAAGTTCGGTTGTGGTATTTGTTGGAATGAATAAAACTTATATGCTGTTTCCATCACTATTATTATCACAAGGTGGGAACTCCGCATAAGGAGCGATACACCTGTTTATTGCGTCAGGTACTCTCAATCTAATCTTACCAGTCCAACCATTTACAAAGTCATCGTAAGCCTCACCAAATGGGGTCATCTCAACAGGATAATCTAAATCCAAATTACAATAACACTCCATTCCTGTTGCATATTTAAGTTGAGCGATCACATCTTTTAAGATGTCTAATGTATCACTATATGTATCCAACTCATTATCAAAGTTCTTAACATTCTGTATATCCATTATTAAGATGTTGAAATTATATGTTGTTTCTTTACCATCTGTTTTTGCTGCTTCAGGTACAACCCACATAGCAGGATAGAATGGGGCTTGATTGACTTGTGTGTTGTCTTGTTTCAACCTCATCTCTGTTTGATAGATCAATTGTTCCACATCACCAAATCCCCACGATTGTATTTGTTCGTGGTAATCTGCTAATTGTCTTAACAGATCCATTATCTTTTTATAATTGTAATAACCTACTCCGTTTGCCATATTATCTGTTTTTCATTTGTTGTTGAGCTTTTTGAGCTTCTCTTCTTCTTATATCGTTAATGTCCTTACTATATGATAAATAGTTCAAGACGAATACTAACGGATATTTAGTAATTTCTTCAATCTTTGTAATGTCTTCGTTCGCCAGCGAAACAAGAGTAGCGAACCAACCCCAAAACTTATCAAAGGAACGAACTTCACGAGTATCCAAATCATCTTTCCCATCAATTTCAGGTTTTGCCATAAAGAGGCCTGAAAATTGCCTTGTAAGGTTTTCTCTAAATGAAAAAAAAAATTGGTTGCTCCCCTTACATATTTGACTGGAAGTTTTTTGAACTCCTCTGCTTTTAGTTGTAGTTCTTTTGAGTTGTAAGGTTTATAGTTTCCGTTCTCATCTAACTCACGATATAACATAGCCATTAGTAATGGCATCTCTCTCTTCTTCTCGTGGGGTTCTTTTGTTAGGTATGTGTCTATGTCTATAAACTCACCGAATGTTAAATTTGGTAAATCAAGAAAACGATACTTTTTTCCGTTGAATTCTAACTCGTTGTGGAACTTATCCCCATCTTGATTAAGAAAAGTGGATATTTCATTAGATATTTTTACTACCTCCATATAATCACTATTCTCAATTTCTTCTTCGGTAAGTCCTGTTGTGAAGGATAATAACTTTACACAGAACTCACGCTCATCAGTCCATTCTTGTAATAGTGTTAGTTTAGACCACATCTCAACTGTAGGTTCTTCAATCTCGTATTGTTTGTTTTTATAGTTAAACTTCATCATATAGAAATATCTTTTTTGTATTTTTTATTCATAACTTTATCTCACAACATAGGTTCCGTAAGTTGCTTTTTTCTTAAACGAATGGAATGATAATGCAAGGGATATTACAGTATCATCGTGAAACCCCGTAGGACTTCCATATTTGACCTTTCTTGACTTGGGTGAGTATTCGTATGTAAAAACGGATAACTCTTTGTATAGGTCTGTATTGAGTTCCTGTGTGGGTAGTTTTAATTTACTCTCGTTCATACCCATAATCAAATCTTCAATCAGGTTCTGCTTACTATCATTACTGGTAATGAATGGTTGTACCGATGGGTATTGTTTTTTAATCTGTTCGTATAACACATCACCTATACTATTCACCTCTGCAAAACATACTGGTCTCCACTTCTTTAACTTTACCACAACCTCACTAATGATGATGTCCCAACTCTTCTGTCTCTCTCTGTAAAAATCAACTACTTCACCTTCACTATTCAATATCAAAAGAACTGTGTAGTCATTCTGTCTTCCAAAGTCCAATCCTGCGTAATACTTTTTGGATGGGTCATAGTTAGGGTAATGGTCTAACACACAACAATTCTTTAATGAACCAAATACTTCCCCACCATCATCTATGAACTCTGCGAGTATCTCTTGTTTGTATATTGTTTCAGGTAGGGACAACTTTGCTTCTTCCAACTCTTCTGCTGTAATGAATGGTGTATCAAACGATGTAGCATAGAATGTTTTATATGTGGGGTATTCATCACTCATACCTCTCATCGCTAAATTGTAAAACCAGTTCCGTCCCTTTGGTGTTGAGATGAATAGAACCTTCTTACCATTTACCAATACTGTTGGTCTTAATACTGTATTCCATACTTCGTCTTTGATGTATGCTGCTTCATCTACCACAAGATAGTTCAAAGTATAACCTCTTAATGTATCCTCTCGTTCCCCTGATCTAAAATAGATTACAGACCCGTTGATAAAGGTGATGGTTAATTCTGACTTGTTGATTGATTTGGTAAGTGATGTTCCTGCGATTGTGTTGGTAAGTTCTGTGAATACTTTTTTTGCTTGTGAATAAACCGGTGATACCCACATAGACACGGAGTTATTATCCTCCAAAGCCCACTTGAGTAATAGGTTCATCGCAGTAAAGGACTTACCTGCTTGTCTTCCAAAACAACCGACGATATACTTGATACCCTTTGCTAAACAAGCATCAATTATCTCCTTCTGTTTAATGGTGGGGGTGAAACCCTGAACTGTTATTTCTTTATTCACTTATTATCTTTTAACATACACACCACCACATAATCCCCCGTGTGTAATCTCATACTCGTATTTGTATTTATCAATCCACTCTTGGAATGCTAATCTCTCGTGTTGGTCGTATTCTGCTTCGTGTCCGTGCCAGTCATCAAACCTGATAAACAATTCATTCCATTCCATCTTTGATACAAACTCTAACGCTGATACTGTTGGTTCGTAGATATCCACATCAATATTAACTAATGATACTTTACCAATACCATAATCCTTTGGATCAGTTAGATCGTGAATGTCCGATAATATCAAAGTGATATTAGATTCTGTTGATAGTTTCTGTTTTGCTTCTTCTATTGATTTGGGGAACTCTATTAAGTTTTGAAACTCTTGTCTTCCAAGAGCAAATGCACCCTCTCTCCAATCACTCGTAAATGGTAAAGGTTTTGATGTCTTCTCCAATCCCATAAAATGATCTATGGTATAGATTGTTTTGTTCTTTAATTTCTGTGCCAGATAGATTGCGCTTTGGCAAGTACAAGTTCCAAACTCAACAACATCACCTGTAAGATTATATTTGTTATTCATCTCTATCATAGTGGATAGATCACATCTTAAATTATTCACTTGGTTCTCCAAAGTTTAGTTTAATTGATGTCCCTGTAATATGGACTTTATCAGGTTCATTTAGACCCTGTAGTTTTGCTAAATCATTTAGTGATTGTCTTGCGTTGGTAAAGTCATTAGACATTAATGCGTGTTCGTATATGTCCCAATACTTCTGTGTGTGTTTCAGGATCAGTTTATCTTTCTCTAACTCAAACTTTTTCTTTAATAGTACCCATACCTTACCCCAATATTCGTTTGCTTGTGATTTAGACATATTAGCTGTATCACGAGCCCACTTTACAAACTCATTATACGATAGGTGATTTTCAAGTATCTCCCTTGCTGCGTTGTTGATAAAGGTTCTCTTCTCAACATCGGTCATTCTTTTTGCGAATGATCCTTTTGGTCTTCCTGCTGGTTTTGGTGCTAATGGTGTTATTGGTAATTCATCATCAGGAATTATTATGTCCGTCATTTGTTGTTATTTTAATTTCTGTTTGTTTATTCTGCTCTTCTTCATAACGAGCCTTTGCTTCTTCGTAGATCTTTCTTTTAAGCATTTCAAACTCCCATTCCTTCCCCTTCATCTTTTCGTTCCTTGCTTTGATCCTTTTGTTGTGGGCTTTAGTTCCACCTCGTAATTTACTCTTTGCCATTAAATAGTTTTTGTTGAACTGGTTTATTCTTTTCGTGTTCTATTCTTGCTGATGCTATATCCATATACTCCTGTTCTTTCTCAATACCGATGAAATTAACACCACATCTCACAGCTGCCTTCCCTGTGCTTCCACTTCCCATAAACGGGTCTAAAATCGTCCCATTTGGGGGTGTAATAAGATTTATCAAGTATCTCATCAAATCAGTTGGTTTAACTGTTGGATGCGATGACTTACTTGGAACTATATTTATACTCCATAGACCTTTTAACTCTACATTCTTTACACTCTGCGAGTATCCATCCTTGTTTTGTAAAGTAATATTGAGTGTGGTGCTTTTCTGTTCCACATCGCTTACAAACTTTATATCGCTCACCATCTCTCCAAACAACTCCGCTATGTAAATCCTTGTGTGATTTTGTATCCACGAGTTCAAGGTTTGATAAATTGTTGTTGAGTTTATTTCCGTCTCTGTGATGGATTTGTTGTCCTTCACTAATTGCTCCATTATGTAATTCCCAAATGACTCTATGTTCCATTTGTTGTCTTCCATTATAATAGATTCGTCTATAACCTTTTGGTGTGATTTGTCCGTATCCGCAGGTATTGTTTTTAGGCCCTCTTTTTCCCATATATTATTTTTTAATAAATATACGAGTTTTATAGTGGGTGTAAATATTTCAATCATTCCATCTAATCCTTCGTTCCTATCTTTCTTTGCTGCTTTGGGACAATAAAAGAAACGACTGGCTCCACCTTTATCTCCAAATCCACATTTAACTCCAATTTTAGTTTGGTCGCTATTACTGGTTACAAATCCACCTATATTTGTAGAATTACCTCCTTGAGATTTACTAATTCCACTCTGTTCGTCCAATAGTTGTCCCGCTTCTTCATCAAAGATTATGTTAGCTGGAAATCTACCTTGTTCGTTCTGTTCTTGATTGATTTTTTTGTGTCCGTAATCTCCGTGCTTAAGTTCATCTTTTTCATTTTTCCTTTCTCCCCAACCACCATCTGTAAATCCAATCCTTGAACCATCAATATTTATTCCACCTGTTCCGTGTTTCAATACATTCTCGGCAATTGATTTCTCACTTAATGGTTTCCTTGCCATAACGATTGGTTCGTGTGCTGGTTTGAGTGCTGTTCCCCAACCTTCCCATTCACTATTACCCTTTGTTATTTGGTTATTCACTTCATAAGGAAACATAGCACTAGTTCCTCCTCCGTGTCTCTTACTATCACCAATAACCTCTCTCTCATTACCTTCAATCTTATCTATCGCTTTGCCGATGTTATGTGATTTGGGGAAACCTGATCCGAATACCCACATAATTTGATCTCTGATTTGGAAACCACTATCCTCAAATGCTGTTGCCATTCTGTGATATGTTCTTGGTGCTGAAAACGATAAGGCGTGTCCTCCTGGTTTTAATATTCTAAAACATTCACGAGCCCATAACTCACACCAATCCTGAAACCATTTACCTTCCTTCGCTCCACCAATCGGAAGA